CGAAGTAGCATAGAAAGAAGTTCCTGCGTTTCCCGCAGACGTAGCATATAGGGCAGTCCCAGATTGTCCGGAACTTGTTGAGTAGAAGGCTGTCCCTGCATTGTTCGCTGAGGACGCGAGAAAGGACGTCCCTGAATAATTAGCTGAACTTGCTAATGTGGATGTACCTGAATAGTTTGCTGAGGACGCTAAAACGGAAGTTCCAGCCCGACCAGCGGAAGTCGCATAAGCTATCGTTCCTGAAGTCCCAGAAGTTATATTCAAATTTCCTTTATCATCTATATATCCCAATTCAAGGTTAGCATAATCCCTGAAAGATATTTTAGTTGTCCCCGCTGTTCCGCCCATTCTTAAAACAACGCTTTCTCCCGAAGCGGAATTTATCCAAACCGGATTTTCAAATGGGATAACGAGCATATCAGAGGATCCGGCAGTTTCAAGAATGTAAGCACATTTCACGCTTCTTCCTGAGGTTGGACGGGTTTTCCCCATTTTTCCGCCAGTCCAGAGAAATATAAGATCTCCGGCCGCCCAAGAAGCCCCGTCAGCATTGACGTTTCCGCTAATTGAAATATCGACGTCAGTAAGAACGCCTACACGTCTTATCCAGTTGAAATCGTTTGTAGCCATATCCGCGATAGCAAGGCCGGCAATTCGGCATTTGGTCGAGTTGGTATTATCTGCGAGAGAAACTTGCGGATTATTTCCTACCGCACCGCTAATATATACGGCCTGACCTTTTTTAATGGTCTCTTCGGCCTTCGCATAGAATCCGACTGCTCGTGATATTTGGGCAGTTCCGGCATAATCAGCGGTGGAGGCTTTATAGGAAGTTCCTGCCTGTCCTGCGGAGGAAGCGTAAAATGCTGTTCCAGACTGGTTGGCAGATGAAGCTAGAAAGGCTGTCCCGCTGTTGCCAGCCGAAGTAGCTTTGAAGGCTGTTCCGGATTGGCCGGACGAGGTCGCATACGCCGCCGTTCCTGATATATCAGATGTTCCAGCGTAATCGGCAGATGAGGATTTAAAGGCTGTGCCAGTTTGTCCCGCCGAGGTTGCATAGAATGATGTTCCTGAGTTATTCGCTGAAGATGCTAAAAATGCGGTTCCACTATTACCAGATGAGGTCGAGTAAAAGGAGGTTCCCGATTGATTTGAACTCGTAGCAAGAAATGAGGTTCCTGCTTGCCCCGATGACTTTGCGTATTCTGCTGTACCTGAATAGTTTGATGTCCCTGCAATTCCTGAAGTGGTAGAATAGGCTGAAGTCCCCGAATTGTTGGCGCTGGTTGCAAGGAACGCTGTCCCACTCTGTCCCGCAGATGTTGAAAAAAAACTTGTTCCGGATTGCCCCGCACTTGTGGCAAAAAAGGAAGTTCCACTATTATTGGCAGAGGAAGATAAAAAGGCTGTTCCGCTGTTTCCGGAAGATGTTGCAAAAAACGCCGTTCCTGCATTTCCGGCCGAAACAGCATAGCCGGAGGTTAAAGCATTAAAAGCGGTTGCGGCATAGGCGGCAGTCCCGTTATAAAATCCTGTATCTAAAGGTGACGTGCCCGATGTGCCAGATGTTGAAACAGGAGAAGTTCCTGATGTACCGCTGCTCCCATCATCACCTTTGTCTCCTTTTGTCCCCGAGGTTCCGCTTGTTCCTGATGTCCCTGGAGTCCCGCTAGTTCCATCGCTACCCTTCTCTCCCGAAGTACCGGATGTCCCTGATGTGCAGACCGGAGTTGAACCGGAAGTTCCCGAGGTGCCTGAGGTTGAAACAGGACTGGTGCCTGACGTTCCTGATGTGGAAATGGGGCTCGTGCCTGAGGTTCCGGAAGTCCCATCGTTTCCTTTATCGCCCTTTACACCTGATGTTCCAGAGGTTCCGGAGGTCGCACTTGTGCCGGAGGTTCCCGATGTGGCTGATGTTCCCGAAGTTCCACTCGTACCCGATGTGCCATCATCACCTTCTTCGCCTGAAGTTCCGCTTGATCCTGAGGTAGCGGAAGTCCCTGACGTTCCGCTGGTCCCATCGTCACCCTTATTCCCCTTTATAACGGTGGCAACATTGACAAATTCAACGTCAACAATGACGTTTTCAACTAAGGTTACTTCAATGTCTTGAGTTTCGGTAGCCATTTATCTGCCTCTGTTCTCTTTTAATCTTTTTTTCGAGAGCGATCATGCGCCTTTTGATAATGCGCCTATGTCTTTTTTCTTCGAGAGTCATTTTCTTTCCCTCAAATGTGCGTTCATCGCAACTTCAAGCCGCCTAAGCGTTTCCCTGTTTTCTTCCAGTTTAGAAGTTATGTTTGCGTAATTGGCTTCCAATGCAGTAATTCGGTTCCCATTTATATCCACCGCAACTTTTACGGTATCAATAGAGGCCTTAGTGAGCCTGGCTTCGGTCTTGGTATCACTAATCCAACTACCGATAAATATGCCCGATGCCATTATGCAAATACTGACAAGGGTTACGGCTACCCATTGCCAAGTCGGATGTATGTCATTATTTCCACATTCTTTTTCTGACATATTATTTTCCTTTTAATATCTTTTCCACAATTTCTTTTGCCTTTATCAAATTCACAAAATCATCAACCGTAAGTTTTGGTTCCGGTTCTTCCAGCGCTTTCTCGATATAGTAAAGAATCATTAAAAGTTTATACCTCATGCAGTTCCCGCCGTCCCAACAGTCCTTGTCACATCAGGCAATATCTCAAATTTCCCGCTCATTAGAGTGAAATTCTCATTGGCGGCAGTCACTACCTTAATGTCAAAATCGTATATTCCGGCTGTAAGATTGGCGGTGTCCACGGCATTGAGGGCAATGGTCATAAGGTCATAGCCCCCTGAAGTGCTGTGAGTATAGTCGGTGATTATTTTTTGAATGGCCGCTTCGGAATCAGGCAAATCAAGGTTGGTCTTGACGGTGAAATACGTCTTCCAGTCTTCAAGGGCGTAGTAATTCCCGCTTTTATCCTTGAATCTTAAACAGTAGTTACGGGTATTGCCCCTGACAAGAGACAATTTTCTGTAAGCCATGGCACACCTCTCTATCGGACATTAAGATGTAAAGAAACAACTGCTGCTCCGTTAGTGCCGATGGCGGCAACAATTTTAATAAATCCAGACGTTACTGACGGCAAAGCAATTAAATCGCTTCCGCCGGCGCCGACAGCACAAGTCCCGAATGTTCCGTTTAAAGGAGTTATGTAACTTCCATCAAAAGCGTTCGATACCTGATAGGAGAAAACGGCGCTTCCGCACGTTGCGTTCGTCCCCGAACACCCTACCGTGTAAAGCAACGATAAATCCCCTTTTTGGGAAATGTCTCTCAAATCCACCGGATCGGAAACATAACTTGTACCGGCTGCTAATGTCTGGGATTTGCCAAGATTTTTAATATGGATAAAGTCGCTCATAATTCGTCCTTTGGTGCGAGGAGGGCATGAAGCCCTCCCCTGTTAGGTTAATTACGTTAAAATTGTACCCGCTGTTCCGTAAGCATGCTGCGCTGTTCCTGCGTAATCCGCTGTGCCAGCTTTTCCTGCGGAAGTGGCGAAGAACGCTGTTCCTGCTTGTCCAGCTGAAGTTGCCAAGAATGCCGTTCCGGATTGGCTTGCGGATGTTGCCAGGAAAGATGTTCCTGCGTTTCCCGCTGAAGTGGCAAGAAAAGCAGTTCCCGACTGGGAAGCGGAAGAAGCCAAATAAGCTGTTCCAGCGTTTCCCGCGGAGGTCGCCTTGAAAGACGTTCCCGCGAATCCGGCTGAAGAAGCAAAAGAGGCTGTTCCGATATCAACCGAACACTCCGTTGCGTATGCAACAGGATTTTCAAGCACCTGACGGGTGTTATGTTCTAAGTCCCATTGCATTATTTTTAATTTCTTGATTGCCATAATAAATGTCCTCCTTTAGAGGGGTAAAATGTGTAGCGCAACTGTTAATAGTTAACTTCCGAAAGCTCGCGCCCTCATTCTCTGCTTCTGGGAAATGGTTTTCATTATCCTTTCGGCTTTGGCTGTGGGCAACGGCCCGAAGTTTCTTTCAAATTCTGCTTCATAGTCCTTCGACAAAGGAAGATTAAGTGTATCGCTGTCCGGCTTTCTGAAGGCCAAGTGCGCCGCCCAATCGCATAACTGCCTGTGGTATTTCAGTCCTATCTCCGGAGAACTGTCCAAGGTAAATTTTACCAGGGGCAATCGGCTGACAACCAGATAGGCAGTATCGTTAGTCGAAGGAGCGCCAACGAATGTTATCGTGTTGCAAGGCTCATTGAGGAATTTGCAAGGGTATGAATTTGAAAGGATAGTTCCTGCCGTCCCCATCCAGCAGGGCATGATTTCGTCCAGTTCTGAATACGAAACCGGCCCGTCCAGAGGGGCTGTCATTGTTGACAACTGACAGCGCTTAATCTGAAGAATCTTCTCCGATAATGTATATTTTGCCTGATAAGCCCTGACCGTGAGGACGCATAAAGATTGCTGTCCAGCGGTGGAAGCGGTTCCGGCTGTACCTGAATCATTTGACGTTGAATCGTCGATGATCAAATTGGCACGCCTGCACGCCTCATCTTCAGCTTCATTGAGAAACCAGAGCAGTTCCGGATCTTCCCAAAGGTAAGGCAATTTCACATCATCGAGATAACTATTTCTCAATAACGCGACAAGTTCTTTACCAGTCATATTACCCCGCTTGGGCCTGACCGTCCTTATCTACATTAGCGGGATCGTCAGGCTTTTCGGAGGGGACAAACACATTTTCCTTGATAAGTTGATATTTTACCCTTGGAATATGTCTGACCGGAGCGTTCTTAATTCCCTGAAGCCCTGGCTCAACACGAGTTTCAATTCGGGTATCGAGCATTACACGAACCCAGTGCGGAATGTCAACTTCCTCTCCCGGGCGTGCCAAGAATCCAAAACCGTTAAGCGCTATATATTGTCCTTCCTTCGGTATGTCGTCGCTTTCGAGAATAAGAATTCGGTCTTTCGTATGTCCTGTCGGGTTAACGAAGTATTTTGAAGTGTCCTTCGTCTTATCTACTTTAGCCATGATATGTCCTCCCCCTCAATGAGTTTAGGGAAAGCCCATCGAAGGGCTCTCCCCTGTTAAAATTATTGGTTCAACGGCATACAGACCAAATCTCCGTATGTTACCGTTCCACAGGTTCCGATTGCCGTCATGGGGAAAATGACCTTTGAAGCCACCGGCCCCTGAATCTGGCACCAACCGAGTGCGCAATAGCCATCGGGAAGGTCGGGAAGTTTCGCGTCTAAAGCAGCCGCAGCCGCCGAAGCGTAAGCCTTCACAGAATCTCCCTTATCGACAACATTGCCCGGGCCGGAAACAAACACGCTGCCATTTGTCCCTGCATAAACAAGGAATTTAGCGACGGTATTTGTACCCATCGTTGTTGCGGTTATAGCCACGGCCGCCTGAGCAGCAATGGTATATACGGCGCCGTCCATAACAGCGGTCACTGCATTGGTCGTTGAAATTCCACCGGTTCCTGAAGCAGCTCCGACGATTGCGGTAAGGAATGTCTGCGTTCCGGCAGTTCCATTAATTAAACGGTTCGAAATACCCTGAAGAGCGCGTCTTTGTGTAGCCAACCAAAAAGCGCCGTATGCTTTCATCTGTGATCCATCAACTTTTACATTGGGATCGTCAAATTTTGCGTAAGCCATAATAGGCCTCCTTTTAATTTTATTGAGTCAGTTGTCCTAGACTTTTAATTCCTCTGGCGTTCCGGCTAGGATGGGCGAAACGCAAGCATAAATTGCTTCCGACGACTCAATCAGAAGACTAAAAAAACAAAAGGCTATCCCCTAAAACATTGATGTCTTTTTTAGTTGTGCAAAATTCTATGGCAATGCGCACAAAGAGTGATAAGATTTTCGTCAGTTTCAGTCCCACCATTTCTCTTAAACTCTTTATGGTGGACATGAAGCCCGTTACCATTAAAACCGCAAGTTTGACAAATATAATTGTCCCTGAGAAGTATTCTCTTGCGAGTTTGAAGCCAAACACCAGTTGCATAAAAACTGGGCGGAGTTCCTTCATTAATTCGTTGAGAATCAATTTTGCATTTTTTAGAGCAAAACTTTCCACCAAATTTTTTAATAGAACTTGGAGCTTTCCAAAACTCATTCCCGCATTGGATACATTGTCTGAGCATTTTTGTTCTTGTTGGCCAATTCTCGCTATTGGCACGAGCAACTCTACATTTCCACGAACAACAAATATTCGCAGATGATGGCCTAACCTCAAAAATTTCTCCGCAATATGCGCATATCCTATTCTTTGTTTTAGTGTATGACTTGTTTGCACATTCATACGAACAGAATTTTCGTCTTTGTCCATGACAGGGATGGTCATAAAAGTCTTTGCCGCAACTTTCACATTGCAACTTAACTTTCTTAACCCTTGTTTTATCATGCCTATGAACATCTGCGCATTCCTTAGAGCAATATTTTGCAATCTTACTTCTGCATTGCGAAACTTTAAAATTCTTACCACATTCTTCACAACTATTAATAACACCCTTGAATGTTGCCATCTTATGCTCCTTTCGTTAACCACTTTATAACTAATCAGAACATAAAATCTGTTGTATGTCAAGTGTTTAAATCAGTCAGTACAGGCTGTCTCCAACACCGCCATCCAGGCATCATTCAAAATTACTGTTCCCTGCATCGTTTTCCAACCTACCGAACCTCTCTGTCCCAAAGGATCGGATTTGCTCGGCTGATTCGGATTAATAACGATAGGAGTAATTGAATACTTGCCTTTCAGGGCGACGATACCATAGGCATCCCGTCCGAAATACATCACCGGATAGACGTCGGCATTTCCGGCGGTGGCGATCATGGTGCCTGAGGCTGCGCCAAGTCCCGCGTAAGGAGTGAATATTGTCGATTTAATATAACGACAATCCTCGCAAGAACCGATTTCTGTTTCCCAAGCGGAAATCTTTCCGTAATCCGCAACACTGGTGAATCCTTGTAATCCACGGATATCTGAAGTCATATCAACATGGGTAACGCCGACATAGGCCGGCAGAATGGATTCGGTGTTGAAATCCGGAGTAGATTTCACGATCTTGGTCATGAATTGAGCTTCCTGACGTTCAAGGG